GCCATCAGGCCACCCGGATAAGCTGGAAGAACATCTTGTTGTGCGAGCCCGACGTGGTGACGTTGCTCAGGCCAAGGCTTGCAGTCGTCCCGCCGCCTGCCGTGGTGAACGATCCTTGCGCGAGGAAAATGCCGAGACTGTTCTGCGTCGCATCGCCAATCGTGCCGAAAGCAATGTTTGGCATGGACATGCCATAAATCGACTGGACATCGAACCATCGCGTTCCGACGTTCGTAAACTGGCTGGTGGTCGCGGTTGAAACGCCATACATCAACCAGTATTGCCCTGGAGTCAGGCTCCCAGCGAAGGGGAATTCCATCATCTTGTTGCCGCTGATCGCGGTCATGTTCGATGTATGGAAGTTCAGCGACGCGGCGCTGGACGAATAGTCATAGGTATAGCCCACCGTCCCGCTAGACATTTGGAACGTCGCGCGGTTGGTGTAGCTGAACTGCGTGCTATTGGCGTTCGCAGAGATGTTCATCGACTGCTGATCGGTCAATTGAGTCGATAGAACAGACTGCAGCGATTGCGAACTAGCTCCCACCCCACGGGAGTACAAAACGAAGTTGTGCGAGCGGCTTAGCCCATAGCTGAATTGCGTGTTCCCAGTCGTCGCGGCAGTGGTTGATGCCTGAAACGACAAGGACATTGGAATCCGCACGAATGCGAAGCTGATCGGACATTCCAACTTGAACGGCTGGATGTGCGATGTTGACTGCAGCATCTGCATGGTTGTCGAGTTGGGCCACTCGCCATCCATGTTTCCGTAGTAGCTTTCCATCGCCTGCCCGACGCTGATGGTCGAGGCGTTGACGCTGACTTCGACGCCGCGCCATCCCACCAGACTGGAGGTCTGAGGCACGGAGAACCGGAACTGCTGGCCGGTGCTCGATGCGATGGTGATTGCCCCGCCGCCCTCGGTCAGTTGGATCGTGCCAGAGGTGTACGTGGTGTTGCTGTTGTTGATCGCAGCGATACCGGCAGCAGCCCCCGGATTGACGGTGGCAGTGATCGTGCTGCCGTTCATCCCGAAACTGATGCCGTTCGAGTTGCTGAAGACAATGGTTCCGTTGCTGGCCGACGCCCCAGCCGCCGAGATGGCCGGGCCGCCGCCACCTCCACCCGTTTGGCTGATGATGAACGACCCCGCAGACAGGCCGACCGAGATGTTCCCCTGCCCCACGATGCTGATGGAGCGAGCATCGACGGTGCTGGATGAGCTTTGCCCGGTGGTCTGGCTTGAAGCGTAGAGCCCGACCGTCTGTGCCGACTGGGTTGGAACGGTGTAGCTTGCGGTGATCCGGGACGACCCGGACATGCCGAAACTGATGCCGTTGGAATCGGAGAAGACTACAGTTCCGGTGCTGACCGACTGGGTTCCGGCGGACAGGCCCATGCCGCCGCCAGCACCAGCACCAAAGCTGACGACGATAGAGCCATTCGATACGCCTACCGACCCGTTCCCAGTACCCTGCAGGATCAACGCATTCAGGTTGACCGTTCCGCTACTAGCCTGAGTCGTGTTCCCGGTCGCCGACATGGTGACGGTGCCAACGCCCAGACTGATGGTGCTCCCGTTGGAGCTGGCCGACAGGGCTCCGGTAACGCTTAGGCTCGTGAGGGCCGGGCCGCTGATCTGCAGCGATCCATTGGACCAACCCCCGGAGACGCCGCCGAGAAACTGCATCGACAGCGAGCGCGCATCGTAGGTGCTGCTGCTGCTCTCCCCGGTGGTGTTGCTCGAAGCGTAGATGGCCCCCGACTGGTTCGATTGCGTCGGAACCGTGTAGCTGGCCGTCACCTGCGACGACCCGGACATGCCGAAGGTCATGCCGTTGGAGTTCGCAAAGACCAGGGTTCCACTGGTCCCGGTTTGCGTACCAGCCGCTGCAGCAGCGATCCCCGCAGCGGCGCCCGGGGTGACGGTCGCGGTGATGGTCGATCCGTTCATCCCGAACGAGATGCCATTGCTGTTCGAGAAGACGATGGTTCCGTTGCTTGCGGACGCACCCGCAGCGGAGATAGCCGGCCCGCCACCGCCGCCTGTCTGGCTGATGACGAATGAGCCATTGGACAAGCCTACGGAGATGTTCCCCTGCCCGACAATGGTCAGGGAGCGTGCATCTACCGTGCTGCTGCTGCTCTGCGCCGTTGTCTGGCTGGAGGCATACAGACCGAGCGTCTGTGCGGTCTGCGTCGGGACGGTATAACTCGCCGTGACTGCGTTACCGGCAGAGGTTCCAAAGCTGATGCCGTTCGCGTTGCTCAGCGACAGCGTGGAGAACAGGAACGAGCCATTCTGCCCGGACACCGCCACAGGCTGGGTGCTCTGCTGCGTGATGCCGTTGTGACTCGCCGTGATGGTCGAGGCGTTCCCGCCGAACGTGATGCCGTTCGAGTTCGAGAACTGGACAACCCCGGTAGAGCCTTGCAGGCTGTTGACCGAGGGAGTGCCAGAAAAAACGATGGTGCCATTCGTCCCTGAAAGGACGATGTTTTGCCCGGCAGAGAAGATGATGTTGGTTCCGCTGACGGTCGAGTTACCGACAACGTTACCGGTCAGGGTCATGTACTGGTTATGGACCGAGTTCCAATCGCTCGGCCGGACCAGATCCGTAGCATTGACCGTCTGCGTGATACCCGCAGAGTTGTAGACCGTCACCGTCCCGGTGAAGTCTGCAATGGTGTCTACCTTGACATGGGAGACAGCCATTTAGTTGTATTCCTGAATGGCCAGCGTCGAGGCAGAAGCGCAAATCACATTGATGGCGCCAGCATAGAAGGTGTAGCGGTCCATGGTCCAGCTACCGCTAGGAACCAGGGCAATCCCGCTGTTGGACACGGCTGTGGCGCCCATGCCGAAGAACACGGTCACGCTCCCGACGTTGGTCACGACCAGACCGGTGCGGCTGGCATTGGCCGCCAGCATCTGGGAACTTGAATTGGTTACAGCGTAGGTAGCAGGCGACGCTGGTGTGATCGTCGGATTTCCCGTCACGACCGACAGATTGCCGCCCGCATCTGCCTTCATCGCCACATAGGATAGCGATGAGGCCTGCCACATCATCGGCACATTGAACGGCTCGCACGTCGTGCCGCTCGTCTCGTAATAGCCGATAGTTGCCCCGGTCTTGGGGTTGATCGGTGCGGTAGCCATTAGTTGAAGCCCCCGGACATGATCCAGCCCGCATCATTGGGGCGTCCGGTCATCAGCACCGGGTCGAACTTGGCCGTTTGCATCGGCTGCATGTTGGATTTCTTGATGAGCGCCCGGCCCCGCGCTGCCTGATGCACGATCATGGCGTTTTGCGCCTGGGAATTCTTGCCGTACTCAGGCATCAGCAGCTCGGCCAGGCCGTAGCGCATCGCATTGTTATAGCCCTGCGGCAGCTTGATGATGTCCTGCAGCGTGTTGAAACTGCCCAGGATGGTGTCGCAGTACATGGGCATCTCCCCACTGGACGGATTGGGCCAGAAGGTGAGGTTTCCGAGCAATTCGGACGGTTGATAGTACAGAGCCCGCGGCCAAGGCCCATTCAACGCCTTCAAGCCGATCAGCTTGTAATCCTCATTGCTCAGGACTTGAACCGGGTAGTCGATATTGGACACCCGCACGAACGCCGAGTTGATCCGCAGCGGGCGCTGATAGTAGCCGTTGATGGTCGTTGAAGCTGCCGTCTGGCTAGTCCCGACCGTGTACGTACCGATGGCCCCGGCTGCGTTCTCGCCAGCGCCAGTATTGAAAGCCGTGATTGTCGTCCCGGCAGTGATCCCGGTCCCGCTCAGCGTCTGGCCGATGGCAATGGCACCAGAAGTGATGGCCGTGACGGTCAAGGTGAAACCGGAAATCGACCCGGTAAAGACAGCGCCCACAGTTCCACCGGGGCCGATGGTGTACTGATAGGTATTGCCGACCAGAGGAAAGATCACTTCCGTCTGGTAGTGGATCATCATGCGCTCGTTCGACCATTGAGCGAGCATGTCATTCAGGAGGTTGAACGCATCGTTAGCCGCTTCCGGCTCGGGCGTTTCTCCTGATTCCAGCGCGCCAATCGCCCTGAGTGCCCCGCTGACGATATCTAGCGGCTGGGTCATTGGACTGCCTTACACGGTGCAGGGTGTCGCGTAGATGATGGTTGGGCCAGCAGTTGCCCCGATGGCCGTGATCTGCGCTGGCCCGGTCGGCCCGGCAGCGCACGGGATCAGCACCGGAAGGCCCGTGTTCGGCGGGAGGATGTAATCCCCAGGGGTTCCATCGACCGGGAGCGTTGCCGCCACCCCGTTCTGGCTGATCTTCACCGCGACCGCGACAGCACCCGCATTGAGCAGCGCAACGAAGTTCGTCGTGTCGCTTTGCGTGACGTTCAGGGCAACAGCGGCGTGTGACGTGGCAACGACCGACAAAGCCACCGTTGGGCCTGTCGGTCGGATGGCTTGGGAGATATCGGCCATTACAGCGGCTCGATAGTCACCCCGACCGTACCGACAGCGCTCGTGGCGGTGCCGGTCAGCACGTAGCCGAGTGCGTCGCCGGCCTTGAGCGTCAGCGCGGTCTGGTCGGTCACCAGCGTCAGCACTTGCTGGAAATCAGCCGTGCCCACGAGGTTGAACGAACCAGTGTGCAGCAGCGTCCCGGAGGCAACCGCGACGCCATCAGGCACCTTGAAAAACGAGATGGTGCAAGCGCCGCCCGAGCCCGCAACCCGCGTCACGCCGCGGATATCGGTCACGACACCGGCGCGCGGCGCCACGTAGAACTTCTGCGTGACCAGGGCGGCCACGTAGTCCAGATTGATGGTCTGTTGGCATGCGGTCGAATCAGCCACGCCCAGGCTTCGTCCCATGAATTTCTCCTAAGAGAAGACCCCTTGCGGGGCCTTCGGGGTTCAGCTCACGTTGTAGCCGTAGAGGTAGATATCGACCGTGCCGGTCGCAACCGTGGTCACGACGTTGACGTACAGCGATGACGCAGTGCCCACCGTCACCTGTGCCGCAGCAGCGGTAGCCGCGCGAACATAGGCAAATGCGTTGGTCGTCTGGCCGGTCAGCGCAGCCGTGGTCAGCACAGCCGTGCCGGCCTGCGCCGCTGCGGTGTAGATGCCAACGGTTGCGGTCGCCATGGTGACGTTCGCATTGGTGGTGACGACGACGGTCGGAACGAAGCTCGTGATGCCAGACTGAACTGGCATGAGCGTATCGCCCGCCGCAGCGACGGACAGACCCTTGACGACCCCGATGAGAACCAGCGCTTGCTGGCTCGAAACAACGGGGTAGTTGACGGTCTGGGTAGTTGCCGGTCCCGGATTTGCCATGATTGCTCCTTAGGCAGCGACACGGCAGGCCAGCTCTTGGTAGAGCGGCGCCCAGCCGTAGAGGACATCCAGACGGGTCGGGATGGCATCGTTGTTGATGGTGTACTGACGCACGACGCGGATGGACAAGCCCACGTCACGGTCAGAGGCTCGGCCCGCGAAGTGCACGCCTTCCGGCAGCTCCAGATCCGCCGATGCCATGGTGAAGGCGTTGCGGTGGAACAGGATGTTCTGCGGAGAAACCACAGCGGTCGCGGTGGTGCCCGCGATGCTGAACGGGGTCACCGTCGCCGTGGCCGAGGTCGTTCCCACCACCACGTTCTGGAATTGGCCGCCGGTGATGATCGCCGGGGACACGTTCACAGAGATGGTGCCGGCCGCGCCGGTCACGGTGGTATTGACCACGAACGAGCGGAGGCGGTTCGAGCCGTACGCCTGGCGGTTCTGCGGGTTCACCGCAAACACGTTGGCAATCGTGAACGTGTCGCCCTGCTGGAGCGTCAGCGTCTGCGAGTTGGTCAGCGTGATGGTGGAGCTGGAAGCCCAGCCGGTGGAGATGGAGCCCGCGAAGCCCGCGTTGGTCGCCGCAGTCAGCGTGCCGGCCGTGGTCGCCCACGAGCCGAACGTCTGGTTGACGACGTTCTGGTCCATCTTCCAGTTCATGCCGCCCGAGTCGCGTCCCATCAGGCCCTTGCGGTACTGGCTGGCGAGCTGCGAATCCGGGACGAACAGGCCCTTGAGGCTGTCCACGATGGTGGCCGAGGTGAACGGCTCCACCACCACACATCGCCGACCGTCACGGGGAGCGCCTTCGGCGTCGAGGAACGCACCAGCGGTCAGGTAGGTGATCAGGCCGGTGGGCGGAGTGCCAGCGACGCCGACGATGTTCGCCGTGCTGTTCTTCGCCATCACCAGACCATCGCGGTCGATCTTGTTGGCAATCGCAGCAATCGCAGGCTTCAGCACTCGGTCGCTGAACATATCCAGCGACAGGGCCAGGTCTTGCGTGGTGAACTGCGTATCGACGTGAAACTGGGTCGTGAGCACGACCGGCACGCTCGATTCGTAGAAGTCCTCGACGTTCAGCGCCGGCCCAGTGGTGCCGATGAAGCGGCCCGGGCGACGGACGTTGACGGTGTTGCCGATCTTGGCGCCAGTGACGGCGAATTGATTGTCGTAGTCTCGGCTGACTTCCGAGGTGAACGTAAGTTCGTTCTCCAGGACCATCAACGCTTCGTTGGTGATCTTGGAGATAGTCAGCAGGTTGTTAGCCATGCGTTATCTCCGTGGGTTGCAAAAGGGGTTTTCACCTCGCCTCTTTGCATGGAGACTGCATGGATTTTCCCGGTATATCGCCCCGGTGGGCTGTATGAGCACCTATCTTACGCTACTTTCCCGGCTTTGCGCAATGCCTTCCACTGCGCATATGAGCCCTGAAACTCGCCTTTGGCATCAATCCGGTTGTCAGGCGTATTGCTTGCCCGGATTGGGGTGATCGGCTCCGGGGGCTTCACCTTGGCAATCTTCACCTCGGGTGCGGCCTGCTCTTTCTGTGGCTGCGTCTCGAACTTGGCCTCAAGCTTGCCGATGGCGCGCAATGCCCCGCGGACGGTCAGGCCGTTGATTCGCTCCACTTCCTCCGGGTTTTGGGCCAGGTGATAGAGGATCTTGGGTCCGACATCGCTATCGATGATGGCATCTCGCACATCGTCGGAGACAGCCAGGTTGTCAGCCGATGCGAGCACTTCCTTGTAGTCGGGCAGCTCCTTCTCGACATCGGAAACGCGCTTCTGCCACGCCTTGATGGTCTTTTCCTGCTCGGCCTTCTGGGCCTTCTCAGCCTCAGCCGCATCGCGGTCCTTCAGGGCCTTGCCGGTTGACCACTCCGCAAGGTCTTCGGCGTACTTGAAGGCCTCCGTGTAGTCCTTCGGGTCTGGCTTGGGGCCAATCTCGTCGGTTTTCTCGGCGGCCTTCGGGTTGGCCTTGGCCTCCAGCTCGGCAAGCCTGCGTTCTGCCGCCTCAGCCCGCTCCCGCTCACGGTTTCGCTGCTCGGTCAGTTCGGAGAAGCGCTTTTCCAGCTTGGGGCGCTTGTCCGGGTCTTTCTTCGGTTCGTCGTCCTCGTGATGCTCATCGGCTTCCGGCTTGGCCTCCGGTTCCGACTTGTCTTCTGCCTTCGGCTCGGGCGTTTCGCTGACGATCTTGGCATCCTCGACGGGTTCAGGAGAAACCCGCAGGCGGGCCATGTTGAACTCGGCAAGATTCTCGCTCGTGACTACTTCAGCCATTTGGCCTCCGTGGATTTGACCCGTTGCGCCCAACGGTAGGGGTTACTGCTTGGATTGCGTGGCCCGCAGTTCGGCCTCTTCACTCTCAATGGTCTTGTCCAGCTTGGTCATGTCGTGCGCGTTGTCGACCTTGGTCTTGAGCAAGTCACGCACAGCATTGATTTCTGCCACGGACAGCGCCGTCTGAGCCTGAACGTCCGTATCGCGCGCCCAGGCGATGTTTTCCTGATCCTCGATATGGATCTGGGCAGTTGACTTGATCATCTCTCGACGGGTCGCGCCGTCCTGCTTCATCTGCTCGATACCGCCACGAAGCTTGATTTCCATCTGCATCTGCTGCAGCGCCTGGCCCATCTGCTGAATCTGTTGCTCCTGCTGCTTGATCTTCATCTGAGCGGCTGGCGGAACCTCGGACTCCTCGTCAATCTGCGCAAGCGGGTTCACGGCGGCGAGCCGGTCAGCGATGACATCTGCGCCGGGGAAGTCCATGTTGCGGAAGATCAAGTCTCCAGCGACATCCATAAGCTTTTCGTTGCGCTCCAGCAGGGGAAGCATGGCAGTCACTGCCTCTTGGCGCTTGGTGTTGAAGCCAGGGCCAGTGTCCATCACCACGCCATATTCGCCCGTGGTCACGTCGTTCAGGATGGATTCGACAGGCCCGGGGGTGTCAGGCCCAGGCGACGGGTTCGGGTCATTCAGCCGCACCGTCTTCGCCTTGCCGTCATCACCGATGATCCGCTGAATCCGGCCCGGCTCGTTGTAGTAGTAAGGGATCAGGTCCAGCAGGATTCGGCCGGTCTGGGCAATGCTGCGGGTCGTGTTGTCGTAGAAGTTGAAGGTGGCGTTATCGGACTGCTGCTTCTCGGCGTTCAGAGCCTTACCACTGACGTTCCCGCCGATTCTCATGGCTGGGTCAATGATTCCAAGCACCGCAGACAGATCCTCGCCGATTGAAGCTGCCGCGACCATCACGCCTTGCGGCGGCGGCTCAGGTTGGATGCGTTGTGGAGGAGGCGCAGGCGTCCCGTTGAGGTCGGTCGGCACATACCGCAGGACAGGCTTAGCCGAGATGTTGGCCGTTGCCCATTCGTTTTCGTGCCCTTCATCCTGCCCCTCGGCGATCAGCCACTTGGCCTTTGGCGCCAGGGCGACAGATTCGGTCATTGCCGTGCGCCAGAAGTTATACATGCGCGCCGGGTCGCGGGCATTGCGCACCAAGCCCTTACGCTTGCGCTTGCCGTCAAT